ACCTGTTGCCACTTCTTTAGAATGGTTTAAGCATACCTCAATATATTGTTGAGCATACTTAGGTAGTGATGTTATAAATTCTTCGCTCTTTGCCATTCCGTTTGGTGTTCGTAAATATCCTGCATTAATTTATCTAAAAATGTTTATTCCTTTATATCTATTAAATATATCTTTTTTAATACTTTCGTATTTATCCTGTTTAATTTTCTGTAAATGTTTAATCCACTCTATAAAAGTTAACTCCATAATCTTAATTCAAACATACAATTATCTCACCAAGTATATGTGAGTTTGCTACGTCACAAGGTAGCGTCATTTTACTAAAGTCTATCATCTTAAATCCATTTTAAATATATAAGTCCATCGTTTGCAATTACAAAGCAACTATGTTTACTAGTTTGGTTTTTTAAAGCGTCATCCCAGTTTAAATACATCATCTTAAAAAATTATAGTTACTAATAATTTCATCTAAGATAAGGTTTTTATTTGACTTATCCCAACAATTTAATAAAAAGTTACAGTCTGCTACGGGGTCAGTAGTAAAGCATCCAAAGCGTAAACCATCTATTAAGGTAGTTCTAATTAATCCTTGCGCTCCGTCTGTATGGCAATGCGTTGGCTTTTGTGCTATTCTAATACCACCGTCTAATAATCTTTGTTGCCCCACGATCATATCATAATCATTTTGATAGCGTTTAAATATATCGTAGGTATTGTGATTGAATGTAGTATCGTCATCTAAACCAAAGAAGAAACCGTCTTGTAAATTATCTAAGGCTTTGTTAACTTTTTTACCCACTCCGCTTAAGTCATCAATACAATCAACTGTTAAGTATGGAATGTTATATGCTTGGCATTCTTTAATAAGTATTTCTCTATGTTTAGCAATAACAACAATCCAATTTATATCTTGGTAGTCGGGTATTGAATCCGCTACTTTCTTAATCATTCCACTACGGAATAAAGGTGTAAATATATTTAATTTCATTCGTATATCCATTGTTGAGTTTCCATAGTCCATAAAGAATAACAGGGATGTGCAGAAATATGACCTGTAAAGTCAAAGCATTTCATATCCTCACCGTTAACATAACCAATCCATCCTTCAGCATCATGCCTATTAAATACAGGTGGTGCTAACATTTTACGTATGTGTGCTAATGAGGTCCACCAAAAAGTACCACCAAAGAATGGGCTACCTCTATGTTCAACTGAATGATGTGAAGGTCGCATCCAATGTTGACCAACTGCATCAAAGCCCTCATTAAGTTTTTGTACTGCTATTTGCCATTGCCCAACGTTATAATAAGTCATTGACCTACGCCATGATTGATTAGGTTGCTCAGGTCTTGATGAGCCTTTAGAGTGGGCATATAAAACATAACCATCATTATTTAGTGCAAAGTTATACATAGGTATTTGAGTAACCTGCTCCCAACCTGTATCGGCTTGGGCTATCACATCAAAGTTAATACGCTCGTTAATTAGGTATTGAATAACGGCTGTTCGGTTATGGTCCGCCCCAACTATTCCAACTTTAAAAGAGGCTAGGTTGTCAATAAGCGACCACTTACGTAGGGCTTTAATATGTTCACTAACTGGCTCTTGCCATTGACCGTCAGCGTATATGTGGTAAAAGTGATGAAGTTTATTTGAATCGCTCATATAATTCTTTACGTTTATCGGTTAGCAAATTTAATGAAAATCTTTTAGTATCTAAAGTTAATTGTGCAGCCGTATCTTTTATTAGTTCGGGATTCTTTAAAAGGTATTTAGACCATTCGTAAAAGTTACCCCAAGTCAAATCAAATGAGTTATGCTTAGTCATTAAAGAACTATAAGGATTAACATTGTGGCACATAACAGCGCATCCTTTATGCCCCGCTTCAATCATTTTTAACTCAGACTTACAACTATTAAATTCGTTATCAATTAAAGGACTAACTAATATATCCATCTCATCGTAAACCTTTGCAAACTCATAAACAGGCAAAGCACCAACTCTTCTGTATGGTTTAGATATGCCGCTAGGGAATTTATATTTAACCAAACGCAAACAATACTCACGCTCAACTGGCAGCATAGTTTTAAGGTTATCGGTTAACATACGCTCATATCCAATGTAAACAGACTCTTCACTTCTAATAGCGTTCCAACCTGCAAGTATTACTTGACAATTACGGTTAAAATCTGCATCGTATAAAGCAGTTTGCACATCCTTATGAATTGACATAACGTCTGGCAAATGCGTTGTACCTTGCGTAAATCCGTATCTAATACGTTTAGAGTTGATGTGGTTATTTTGCCATACTTGGTCATCCGTATCAATACCATTTTCAATAACATAAACTTCTTTATTGTGTTCTTTAATCTTGCCGGCTAGTATTTCTGTGGTGCAAATAACAAAGTGAGCTGCCTTAATTGAATCTATAATTAGTTGAGGTTTATTAGTTTCTTTGTAGTATTCGTATAACAAATGATCTTCGGGCAAAATCCAATAGTCATCTAAGTCTAAACCAAAACGAATGCCCAACTTATTAAGGGCTTCTATAATTCCGTTGCTATTATCTATTTCACGACAAAACAAAACTAAGTCAATAGTTTGCAGGAAGTCATCAGGATAAATGTCATTAGGCAAAGAATGCACAATTTCAAAGTCTGGGTTTAAGCGTGCCAAAACTTCATGAGGTTTATTCATGCGATAATAAGATACAGCGTTAAACTCAGGCTTATTGTCTTTAACGTTAAAACTATGGATTAATAATATCTTAGTCATGCTTTGGGAATGTATAGTGTTTTAATTTTAAATCTTCAAGTTCTTTCAATCTATGTAAACGGTATCTGTTAGCATCTATTATCATTTCATTGCCGCATGATGTACAAATATAACCTGTATTAATTACTTTGTAAGCCGCCGTTATTTCAGCCATAATTCCCTCGCATCCACGGGGGATAAATAGTTCTTTAGCATATATCTGAAAGAACTCAGAGTGCCTAACTAATGTATCAAGTGCTTCGTCTCGGGTCATCTTATATAATTTTAATTAGTCTTCCCATCTTAATCTATTAAATAATACATGAATAGTAATAGCCAATAACGATGTAACTCCTGCTATAATAATACAAAACGGCTCATTATAAGAGTAAATAAGAGCCATCCAAAATGATAAACACTTTACGCAACTGAATGGGTAAAGGTGTTTAAGTCCCGTTGTTATTAATATCCTTTGTGGTATTGTTGATAGTTCAGCAAACCAAAAGGCAAATAAAGCAATGTATAAATAATTAACCATTGATAATATATTTTAGTTTACTTTTTAAAATCTCTTGGTATTCCCTGCAGCTTTTATAAATAGCACATCTTTTAATTCCAATGTATTGTGAAAACCTGCCAGCATTTTTAAATGATTTAATGGCTTCAAAGCCTGCAATGTTATTGTTAGAATGGTTATAAACCCTTGCTCGGTATCTTATTTCCATTCTATCACTATCGCTATCTTTGGCTATTATTTTCTTTGCAGCTTCAAAAACTATATCGGCTGTCGGGTCATAATCTTTAGATATTTGGTTTATGTAAGTCCTATCAAAATCAAAAGCATCCACATTCTGTAAGGTGTTAGCGTATTCCATAAGTGGCGAAGTTGAGCCATCTGTATGTTGTTTAAAAGTGTTTCGCTTTAACCAAATATTCCTAATCGTTTTAATAACAAAAGGGCTTAAGTAACCATCTTTGTAAGCCTTAACAAAACGATCATCTTTAGTTTCACAAATAGCTAAGATAGTTTCTTGGTATAAGTCTTCTGCTATGTGAGTACGTGGTGACGCTAATTTATGGCAGTATTTCAAATAACTGTCATTAGATATTATAATCTCGATTACTTGTTTATGCGTCATCGGTTTCAAATATACTACTTTATTTTATATTGTAACAAAGTTTTAATAAATAAATCCAAGTATATTTAGTTTCACCCACCCAAATGTCACAATCTTTATTAGGCAGCGAATGAGTTTTAAGGTAGTTTTTAATGATTTGATGGGCTAATTCTTTGGTCATGCTTTATATTTTTTAATACGTTAGTTAAGTCCTGACTAAGTTTGTCACGTTTTAAAGTGAATGTTTTACCGTTAATTGTTACGGTCTTTTCTGTGTAAACGTTGCCGCTGGTGGCTGTGTGGGTTTTCATTTTGTTATAGTATTAAATGATTCAATAAATCCATTCCAATCTTTAGCTAAGATATAAAAACCACCTGCCTTAATTACATTCTGTTCGTAAATCTTTTGAGCATCCGATTGTTTATCTTTCGCTATTTTTACCTCTATCTTTAAACTTTTACCTTTGTAAATTGCGCTGACATCAGCCGTTCCATTTGTTGAAGTCCCTTTAATATAAGTCTGTGAGCCTATAATGCCTTGCTGCCCTAATATATTAGTAACTACTTTACGCCCATCAATAACACGCCCCATTGAACTAATACGCTCTGCTTGACCACCAATAAGGTTAATGTATGTTACTATTGCTTTAGTTAAACCGTTGGCGGTTGTAGTCTTAAACTTTGTAACTGGAACGTAATCTTTAGGTAATTTAGTTTTAGAACAATCATGCTCCCAGTTCAATTTTTCAAATTCTTTAATTGTCATATCCAGTCGTAAGTTACTACTTTAATTTTATTATTATTAAACATAAATAAAGGTCTTATATTAAAATTATCTAAAACCATTATTTTATTACAAGTACAGATAATTATATCATCACCATCTTCTGTAATACATTTAGCTTTTTTACCTATTAAGTTTTTATTATCTTCTTCTATTTCTTTTTTAATATAAGATAAATCATTATAGGCTTTTAACTCCTGTTTTTGTAGATTAGATATTGTAAATTTAATATTTTCAATATGGCTATTCAATTGCTCTATTCTTTTGGTATGTCTTGTATCTATCATAATTCCTTTGTTTCTATTCCGTTAGTAAAATAAACCTTTGTACCCTTATAACGCAAAGTATAACAATACTTAAACTTTTCTTTTACAAGGTCTTTACGTTTAACCTGCTCAAATGGTTTATTAATACATTCGGGTTTTAGATCGGTTAGTGTATATGTTTTAGTTTCCATTTTTATCTCTATCTAATTTGGTTATTAAATCATGGCATGGTTTACAAATACTTACTAATTCAAACAACGGTTCGTTAAAAACGTGTTTATAAGTAGTGTGATGTACCTGAGTAGCTTTACTTGTTAAACAAGATTGACACAAAAAAGAATCACGTTTTAATACTAAATCCCTTTTACTTTTCCACTCATCACTATTTAAGTAAGGCTCGTAATATTCTTTAAACCAAAGGGTTTTTTTATCCTCCATGTTTTTAATCATAATATCACGTTGGTTAAAATAAAACTTATCTTTTAAATCCTCTCTAAATGTTGGTATTATATTAAAGTTGCCAACCTCTATTAGTTTATATGCCTTAGCGTCATGCTCGCCACATTCAAAACATTGTTTGTTTACTAAAGGACTGCCATTAGACTTTATTCTTTTAACATAAACCATGTTATGGTTATCACATTTACTTTCCATTTTCTATTTCAGTTATATAGTTTTGTATTGTTCTACGAGATACATTAAGCATCTCGCTTATTTCAGTTCTGTTAAGTTCTGGATTCTCTTTAAATAGAATTTTAAATTTTTCTTTATTAGACTTATTACCATTTAACTCTAATGTCTTTTTAATCTCATGTTTTTCAACTGTGTTAATCTTTATCTTCTTAGCCATTGCTATAAAGTACTTAGATAACTTTTCAGCTTTTAAAATAGATTCTTTTGATACCTTTAGCATATTGCCTTGCCCAGTAAATAAACCATCTATTGTATTAATCAATAAAGCAAACCTAGGGATATAACTTTTTTGTTTAGGAAGCATAGACTTCATGTATTCATTTTCATCATGTGAATTTTGAATGTTTGTTATCTCATTAAATATTCGTTTCCATTCTAAATTAGCTTCAGCTGAAAATTTAACCGTTTGCGGCTCTATCTCATCCTCTATGTTACGTTTTATAACTTGCTTTTTAATAGTTTCGTACATCTCAATTATAGCGGAACTATACCACTCTAATACTTCCGTACTCATTTCTTTATCATTATAGTTTTCAATAACTAAATCAGGATAACATAATAACATACGGTCAATAAATCCGTTATCTTTATTCTCATCAGTATAAAATATATTTAATATACTCGGCTGAATACCACCTAATACTGGTATTAAAGGCTTTTCAACAAATGAACTCTTTGCGGTCTTTCTGTTTAAAGATACTGATTTACCACTCCATGAACTAAGCCAAAACTCTAAATCCGATCCTGCACGATATTTATTCATATCTTTAAACCAGCCGGCTAACTCATCCTTAAAAACTCCAATAGCATTATCGCTTTCTTCATGCAAATCTACTAATGCTTCTAAAGTAATATCGTTTACTATAAATTGAGATTTAACAGGCTTTTTAATTATTTCAGTATTTTTTTTATCTTCTTTATCTTTACTGATATATTCAAAATACTTTTCGTTTTGCTTAATAAATTGTTTTACTTCCTTATTGTTTTGTTTCATTAAAGGAAATATGATGTTGTTTATTGATGGTGTTTTACCTAGACCAGCCTTACCAACAACTGCAATCCAAAGATTAACATTCTCTTTCCAACCAACTTTAGTTTGTATCTCTAAAGAGTTTCCAATCATTACTGAACTCATCCAAACAAAAGCACACCCCATGTAATCAATAGAACTATCTAATGTAGTATTGCATTGTAGTATGTAGTTTTGTATTTGTTCAGGGAATATTTCAATAGGGAATATTAAGTCCTCAGTTTTTAATTTAGGTTTTTCTTTTACCTCTTTAGGCTCTTTTACTATTCTACTACCAAAGCCTTTATTATAAATATCCTTAGCTGCTGCTTTAAAATCACCGTTAAAATATCTAATTGTATAAGCTGCAAATGGTGTTATAAGTTTCTCATGTGGATAGTTAGTGCCAGTAGTAAATAAGTACATACAGTTACTATTGGTGTAAACATAACCGCTATGTGCTGAGGTTGCACCCTGTCTTAAAATAATATACTTATCACTAAGTGTTTTAATTATCTTAAACTCATCCCCAACAATATCAAACATTGAAATTTTAGAGTTATAGTCATCCCAAGGTTTAACGCTTAATTCGTTAAACTCAGTTTTAATTTGTGGGGTGTTTGTTTCAACTTCAGAGTAATTAAAATACTTACAGCATCCTATTAGCGTATCTCTTTCGCCCTCGCTAATTTCTTTTATTTCATTATAACCATATTTAGATACTTTATTCTCATAAACAAACACATAACCACCAATACCCCTCGATTCTATAATAGCTTCTTTATGCCCTTTTAATTTAGCTATCTTTAAATTACCTTCAATCTTAACACACTTGTAAAGTATATGGTAACCGTTGTTAACTGTTTTATAAATGACAAATTTATTATCGAAGTCATCTATATTATCTTTTAAGAATCCAATCAACTCATTCCAAAAGTCTTGCTGCTCTTTTAAAACTTTAAGTACTTTTAAATCAATATCAATTACTTCTAAGTTATCATAACCAGTACAAATACCAATACCTTTAGTTTTTTCATTAAGATAATACTCACTAAACTTATCTTTGTTTACAATCTTTGTTTGATATTCTTTCCATTTAATCCAAGGAATTTTACTATCCCCTATTGGAATAAGTGAGAGGTTGGAATCAATTAACTGTCTTGCTCTTTCTAATTTTATCATAAAAAAATATCCCTACTAACCAATTGCAGACCAGTCACACTAAAAAGCATTAAGGAAATGGTGTTCGGGAGTTTTTTAAATTTCTTCATACTAGTCTGCGGATACGAAATTAATACTTTAATTGTTAAAAAACAAATTATTTTAATATTTATAATGATTCTAAACAAGGCATCAAGTGTGAAGCTACTGTGCAAATTTGCACACCATTTGCACACCTAATTGCACACCTACTTTATAGCATTGATACGATTTAGATAGCGTTTAGTGTGCAAATTGCACACTTGCACACTTTTTGAATTTTTTAAAAGTTTTTTTACTTGCTCTAACTTTTTTAGGTGTGAAGTGCAATTGCACACTTGCACACTTTTTGGCTAGTAATCAATTAGTTACGTTTTTTAGGTGCGCACATTTGCACACTTACCCTAACTTTATATTCCATTTTTAATTAAATTACCCTTAATGTGTAATTAACTAAAATTGTTTATATTTACACAAATTAAAAACCTATGGCAATACAGAAAGACATTGTAATTAAGTATTTAAAGAAGTTTCCAAACACGCCTAACCTTACATTAGCTAAGAAAATATACAAAGAAAATAATAATAATTTTACTAATGTAGATACAATTAGAAGTCTTATAAGACGCCAAACTGGTCAGGCTGGCAATAATAAAGGTAAAGATGAAAGTCTAAGAACAGAACCAAAGCCATTAAACCCTTTCAACTTGCCAGAAAGTTACTCAAATGATTTTAGCACATACGAAATAAAACAAACCTCAACTTTAGTTATTAGTGATTTACACTTTCCATACCAAAACAACAAAGCTATTGAAACGGCTTTACAATATGGTTTAGATAACAAAGTAACCTGCATACTAATAAATGGGGACTTAATCGACTTTGCAAACATAAGCCGGCACGAAAAGGATTTTAGACACCGTTCTATCAATGATGAGTTTATAGCTGTAAGGGCTTTTTTAGTTGCACTAAGGGGCAACTTTCCAAAAGCTAAAATAGTATATAAACATGGCAATCATGATGAACGTTGGGAGAAATGGTTATACGTTAAAGCTCCCGAGATTTTTGACGTTGCAGACTTTCAGTTAGAAATACTTTTAAAATTAGGTGAGTTAAAAATTGATGTTGTAAAAGATAAACGTCCGATCAAAATAGGTAAGTTAACTGTTTTACACGGGCACGAATTATTTGGAATGGGGGGTGTTAATCCTGCCAGAGCAACTTTTACCAAAACAATGGAAGACACATTAGTTGGTCATTACCATAGGACAAGTTCACATTCAGAGCCAACAATGAACAATAGGCTAATATCTGTTCACTCTCAAGGTTGCTTATGTGATATGAATCCGATGTTTGCGCCTATCAATAAATGGAATTTAGGATTTAGTCATGTTACATTAAATATTAAAACTGAGGAATATTTTATAAAGAACCTAAAGATAATTAACAATAAAATATATTAATATGGACTCATTACAATGGCTTCAATTATCAATAATACACCCTATTAACTCTGCTTTTAATACAGATGAGGAAATAGATGAGTTAGATAAAATACGCCTTTTAAACGAAGGCTTATTAGATGACTACGAAACTACAATAGGCTATTTTAATTTAGGCAGAAATACTATTGTATCTTTAAACCCAAAGGTGTTTATTCCTAAGGGTAAAACTAATAAGAAATACTATACAGAAGTTGTATTTGAGAATGGTGATGTTATTTATTCAGCCGGTAAACCTGAAGCTATTTATTCAAAGTTAAATGAGTATTACGATTCTATTCCGATTGTTGAGAATGAACAACAAGTATAACGGTTTTGTTGATAATAACCATCATGTATAAAAAAATCAATTATTTGTACATGACTAAAATAAGTCTATTTGAACATTCGGTGTGTAACTTGCATCGTAACGTTTGTTATCTCCTTTAGGATATGTTTCTTTTTTATATGGCAACATCTCATTTATTTTTTTTACCTCTTTTTTATTTCCTAAAAACATAAAGTATCTGTGCTTTTGTGGTCTTTCAATTTGAATTAATTTATCTCCAAATTTATCCTTTAACCATTGTAGTCTATTATCTTTACCTCTGGATAAATCGTGTAGAGTAGTGTGGTGCATATTTTCATAACCTTTTAGTTTCCATTCTTTAAAAGGTATACTTAAACCTGTATAAATCCAATTAGTTGCTTGGTAAATATAACCATGATGGTTTTGTGAACTATCAGCATAACTAACTAAAACTAATGGTTTTGGTAAAAAATTAAAACTTTGCCCTACTAAAAAACTTAATACATTTTTTTCTAATCCTTCATTTATTACAAGTCTATTTAATTCGATTAGCTTAAATTCATTATTCCATAAATTACGCAAAGTACTACTTACTGGAGTTCCGTAAGTTATAACACCTTGCAAAGTATTATTTACATCAAATAGTCCAAAAGCATATTCTATTGGTGGTATTCTTTTAGCATAATGTTTATGTAATAACCAATCTTTACAATGAAAGTTGTCTATTGATTTTACTGTATATTTATTTTTTATACTCATAATTATTCCTTTAACCCCTGAGCAATCCGAAACAGTATAAGATAGCCTATTAAGTCTTTTAGATTATCTTCGTCAAAGCCTTTTAATCCTGCGCTTTTAATACGTTGCAACTTGTCATTAATTCGAGCGGTTAAACCCAACTCAACCATATCTTTATTGCTTAGTTCCATTGATGGTTTAATTATCCAGTCGGGATTAAAGATTGAGCCATTGTAACTGTTATTCTTTTGAATGGCTAAATCGCTAAGGCTTTGATATTCCTTAGCGATTA